CTAAATGCCAAAAGATGATTCCATCGCATGTTTCAGTGTCTCGTAAGCCTTAATAACCTTGCACCACACGAGTCCCACAATGAACCTCCCGTATCTCCGGTATGTCACAACAAGTGCGGCAACGCCCAAGGAGATTATGAACACACGGACGGCAGGGAGGATGATGCCGAAGCCCACCTTGTCCTGCCACCAGATGCAACCGCTCACCGCGTAGTCGTATATGCAGAACAGCCGGTGCAGCGCACTGTAGTCGTAGCAGTAGGACAGCATGAACGTGAGCGCGAAGTAGTAAAGCCCGTGCCCGAAGGCGAACGGCACGAGGAGCAGCTTCATCCCGCACATCAACAGGACGCAATGCACGACCATCACGACAGCCACCAGCACGGGTGTCACAGCGAACAGCATCCTTGCGGTGCTCCGCATCTTCCTCAGTCCTTTGTCTCCCAATCTTTTCAGCATACGGAACGTTTTAAGGATATAACAAACGGCAATCCGGTTTTGTTCACAGGTTCATGGCTTTTCTATGCCGAATTTTGCCGCAAGGAGCGAACGGAGGAACGCAATCTCCTCCTTGTCCTCCTTTATGATTCCTTTCAGCATCTCTATTTCCTTGTCCTTCCCCCGGTCTTCCACGCTCTGTCTTATGTCCCCGTTGTTGTTCCCCTGCACCACGTTCTCCCTTTGGGGCGAGAACACCTCGTCATAGGGGCGTTCCGGAGAGTAATTACCATGCTTCGTTTGTACAAGATTGTTTTTGATCATTTCGCCTTCTCCCGTCATTAACCATCCAGTATTAAGCTCAGGATAACGCAGAGCTATTTGCTGTAATTTTTCGGGAGTTATAGATTTGCGAATATTATTCACATACCCATTTGAGACTCCGCATTCCTTTTCGAATTTCCCTTGTCCTATCCCCAGATAGGCGATAAAAGCAATAAGCCTTTCTTTTATTTTTTGATATTCAGCCATATTATATGGTTTTTAGTTGTTGCAGCAAAATTTTCTGTAAAATTTTCTGTAAAATATTTGCATTTTACAGAAAAGTGCTCTATATTTGCAGTGTGATTAAAATGAAACGGGTTTCAAGCACGTTTCAATTTAAACTACAAATAAAATAAAAAAAACAGATATGGCAAAGAAATCTCAAATCATTGTGCCCTATGGGGCGGTAACCAAGATGTCCAAGGACATGGGTTATTCTCTTGAGACAATCAAGAGGGCACTCAGATTCTACACGTATTCTGAGGTCGCCATCGGCATAAGGCAAGCCGCAGTGGACAAATACCACGGCATGCTGGTTTGCATGGATGCCATATAAGTGGCTGAGCCGCAAGCGGCAAGAGGTCTTTGACGTGTTGATAGCAAGAAAACGTCTTCCGGCAGGCGGGCACATAGCAGAAATGCGGTGACGTGCCCTTGGTGCCGGACAAGGCAGTGCAGTATGGCTGCGGCGACAGCTTGGTAACGCAAGCGGCTGCCACAATGATAAACAGCCCGCCATGGGGTGCAGGATTCTGCCCCGCTGCGTGATGCAGCCGATCGGATTGGCTGGCGGGCGCTCAATCAAGTTTAGTTTTTTGTAAGGTGCTTTTTTTGTGTGTATCAAAGCAACAGCTATCGGCAAGCACGTCCGGGAGGACAGGCGAGCCGGCTGCATAGCTCAATAGGTCAGAGCACCGCAAGCGAGCGGGATCCCGGTTCGATACCGGGTGCAGTATAATGTTTTTTTCATAAATATAGTGGTTTTTGTATTCACATCTTTCAGTGCCTCCCGTCCGTGAGGATAGGCGGCACAAAAACGGATGCCTAAGCCTGTAATGGTAGCAGGGACAAAACGAGCGGGGTTCGATTCCCCGGCATCCGCAATTAACATCAAACAAAAGGAGGACGATATGGCAACGCGTATTGTAGGTAAAGTAGAGCCTGTCAAAAAGACGTGGCTCAGCAAAGACGAGGCTATGGGTTATTTAGGGTGCAGCGAGGATTACCTGCGCACCCTGAGGGAAAACGCAGAGCTGACGTTTGCAAGGCATAAAAACATGATTTGGTACGAGTTGAAAAGCCTTGACAGGTATCTCGCAAGGCACATAGTCATAAGGGTAAACCGTTAAAAAACAAAGTCATGAAAAAGGCGTTAAACATAACAATGATGGTCGTTGGCTTCCTGCTGGTGTTCAACGACCCAGAGGATTTGGATTACTTCGTGTTCAACTTCGTCGGCTTGGCGATGGTGTATTTCGCAGCCGACAACTTAAAACTTTTCAAAAATGATAAGCAGCATTCTTAAACAATACGTCCTCCTCAACGAGCGATATGCGGATGAGGAAGAAGAACTAAGGCTTGCCGAAGAGGAGAAAAAGGAAGCCGAAAAGGAAGAGGAGCTTGCCTCGCTCGACAAGATGGGCGAGGATGAGGCGTGCGCATTATACAATGCGGACAGCAAGGAAGAGGCGAGGCAGTACATACTTGACTATTACTTGATGATTTAAATACTAGTTTTTATTCATAATTTATTCCCAGCCACGCCTGTGAAGGTATGGCTGCTTCAGGGGATGGCAGGGAAGCAGTCCGGTTCGAGTCCGGCATCCCCTCCATTTTTTCGTTTAGTTGTTGTGCTTTATTAATCGAGGTCGTGTGGCAGCTTAGAGGCTGGCAACCGGGGGCGAGACCCGGCACGGCTCACAAAGTGTTTTCAGGTATATAAGGTTTTGTTGATTTTTTTGCGCCACCTAACCCGTGAGGGCTGATGGCGCACATGGGGCAGCAGGTGCGTGACAGGGGTTCGATTTCCCCTTGCCCCGCCAAATTATTTACTAACATTTAAATTTTATGGTCATGAAAGATTTGGAACAGATGACACGTGAGGAATTGATCGAGGAAATCAAGACTGCGAGGAGGCTCTCCGAGATAAATATGGAGTCCGCAATAGAATACAAGGGGAAACTTGAATCCCTGCTGACTCTTATCAAAGAGGCCAGCAGGCTGGCAAGCATATCATAAAACACGTGGCTATGGAAGGACAAAAAAAAATGAACATATATCAGAAGATACAGGCAGTGTCCAATGATATCAAGAACATTGAAAAAAACATGACTGTAGGCAAAGGCGCTTACGCCTACAAGGCCGTACAGGACATAGACGTGACGCTCGAAGCAAAAAGGGCGGAAACGAAATACGGGCTGGTCAGCATACCCGTCAGGCAGGAGCTCGTGAGGTCGGACATCGTGAAAACAATGAAGGACAACGGTTCGGAGGGGGTGCAGTACGTGGATATCGTCAAGATGACGCTCAGGATAGTCAACCTGGAAGATCCCACGGAGTTCGTTGAAGTGGAGAGTTTCGGGCGTGGGCTCGACCCCGGGGACAAGGGGTTCGGGAAAGCGTCCACCTACGCAAGGAAGTACGCCATACTTAACGCTTACAAGATTGCCACGGGCGAGGATCCGGATGCCGAGAAGTCGAAAGAGACGGTGGCGATGCCGCAGGACGAAAAGAGGGACAAGGTCGTCAACTACATGATGGGCGATGTCCAGTTCACCCAGAACATACTCTCCTACTTCAACATTGGCTCCATCCAAGACTTGACGGAAAAACAGGTGGATACGGTATACAAGAACCTGCAGAAGAAGAAGCTCATATGAACATGACGGAAACGATGTATATAGGAAGCGGGGACGTGGCTGCGTTGATGAGCGGCAAGGGCACGAAATCCCATGCCGCATTGATGCAACGCTTCGTGTCGGGAGTGGTCCCTTGCCACAACGCTTTCGCAAGCCCGATAGACGCGTTGAGGACGGGCGCCATACTCGAGGAGCGTTACATGCTCACGTTGCCGGACAACTACCTTTCACAATGCAAGGTGGTGTCAGAGGAAATGGACGTGTTCAAGTGCAGCCTTGACTTCGCCCGCATCGATGACGGGAAGATAACCGACTTCGACGAGCTTAAAACGATGTCGCTGCTGGATTACCTTTCCATGGTCGAACCCATCAAGGACGACAATGGGGCACTTGTTGAATTTGCCATGAAAAAGCACAAGGCGTACTACTTCCAAGTGCAGGAGCAGCTTTTTTGCACCGGGCTTGGCAGTTGCAACCTTGTGTTCCTCTCCGTCACTTCATACGACGATGAGGAGAATTGGGGAAGGGACATAAGGGATGAGGAATACTGCAAAGTGAGGATAAGCAGGGACGAGGATGCGATATCGCTCATAAAAGAAAGGGGGATGATTTTCCAACAGATAAGGGATTTTTACATAAAGTGACTCATTATGATATTCGATTTAAACAACCAGTACGAAATTCCAAAATACAAGGAATACGTGAACAAGCTATACAATGAGAAGGCGGTGGTGGAAGTAAGGAAGAAGATGCCCCATAGGTCCCTTCCGCAGAACAGGTACTTCTACCTGCTGCTCGGATGGTTTGCGGCAGAGACGGGCTACAGCGTTGACGAGGTTAAGCTTGACATTTTCAAGAAACTCGTCAACAAGGACTTGTTCGTAGTTGAAGCCAAGAACAGGAGGGGGGATATCGTAAAGACCGTAAAGAGTTCCGCAAGCCTGTCCACGGCAGAAATGACATTGGCGATAGAAAGGTTCAGGGATTACAGCGCCGCAGAGGCCGGAATCTACCTTCCCGCACCCAACGAACGAGAGTTCCTTCTGTCCATACAAAAGGAACTGGAACGTAACAAGGAATACATATAAAGTTTTTCCATAGTATATAGTTTAGCTAATAAGCCCGGCAGTCCGTGAGGATAGCCGGAGCAAAGGCCGGACAGGTGTCAAGCGTCGGTTCGATTCCGGCGCCGGCCACAATCAAATTAATTGCGAGATGGAAAAGAAAAAAGTAAAGCTTAATTACTGTTCAGGATGCCGCCATGGCACTCCCGTGGTTACAGTTCCCGGAGACCCCGGGCTGGTGTTTTGCAGGATACACAACAAGAAGTTCGTGGCAGCAAGCGCAAGGGTCTGCAACTATGCGGAAGCGTTCTGACGCAAATGGAGATCTAAGAGATTAGCAGGTTCGAGACAACCGGATTCATATGTCTTCTTTGCACCGGACAAATTCATATGTCTTCTTTGCACCGAAAAAATTTGCATGTCTTCTTTGCACCGGACAAATTCATATGTCTTCCATATTCATATCGTCTATGGTCCACCGCACTGATTCATGCATCTATGGTTCACCGCACTGATTCATATCGTCTATGGTCCACCGCACTGATTCATATGTCTGCCAACCGTCTCCCATCCCAAGTAATCAAGGTTAAAAAAGCAGAGGGAATGGCACGGATAAGGACAATAAAGCCCAAGTTTTGGGACGACAGGAAAATAGGCAAGCTGAGCAGGGACGCACGCCTATTGTATATGGGGATATGGACGTTTTCGGATGACATGGGCGTATGCATAGCGGATGCGACATGGCTAAAATCCAAGGTCTTCCCCTATGACCAGATTCAGGCGCAGCAGGTCGGCAAATGGATTGGCGAACTCGTTGCCAACGGGGTTGTAAAAATCATCGAGTTCAACGGCGAAGAGTTCATCTACACGCCCACATTCGGGCAAGACCAAATCATAAACCGACCTAACACTGATGATTTGAATATACCTAAGGGTCTGATAATCAATGATAACGGAACAATCACTGAACAATCAGTGATTAATCACGGAACAATCACTGAACAATCAGTGCCTATAATAGGAGAGGATAAGGAATATAATATTACAACAGGTTCTAACGAACCTATTGTATGTGAGACTGGGCCGTCTCACGCATCCAATATCGACTACCACGCTCTTGTTGATTTCTTCAATTCGGAGACGCAAGGCGTGTTCGGGACAATAAAGAACCCATTATCCGACAAACGCAAAGGGATGGTTAACGCAAGGGTGAAAGCCCACGGGAAGGAATGTTTTATGGAAATGGTGCGCAAGGCCAGGAGTAGCCCTTTCCTGTGCGGGCAGAACAGCAAAGGCTGGAAGGCCACCTTCGACTGGTTGATCAAACCGAACAATTTTGAAAAAGTTATATCAGGCAATTATGACTACACGAATAAACGAATTGATACCAAATGCGATAGGCAAGACTTCATGCGAGGTGTCGCAGAAGGAATCGCAAGGGCTAATTTCAACGAACAGGGAGGGTGAACGTTCGATAAGCCTGTACACGGATGAAGAAGCATCACCTTCCGACATAGCCGTTTCGATGTACAGGCTCAGAACCGCATTCCCAAACATGGAGAACGGGTTCTTCAACATTTTGGCTGAACGTGTCGCAGCCAACAGGTTCACGTCAAAGAGGCTTGCGGATGCTGTAAACCACCTCATTGACAACTTCGGCTACAAGAACATCCTTGTGTCAGACCTGATAAGGTTCGACAAGAAAGTAAGGCTTTACACATACGAGGAAGCGACAATCTATGCGACAACCAATTCTGTGGCATTGGACAAAGTGTTCGTACGTAGGGAAATAGACGGGGTTATGTACAGGGTTAAGAAAACAGACTTATGAGCGATAAACAGACAATTATCGGCAAAGTGCCGAGCAAGAGCAATTGCTACAAGATAGTGGTCGTCAACGGCCATGCGTCATTGGCGAAGCAGAAGGGGCTGAAGGACTACGAGAAGTCCTTTTACCTGCAATGCGACAAATACAGGGGCAGGTTCATAACGGGGCTGTTCGCAATCAGGATGAAGGTCTATTACGACAGCCAGCGTCCGGACTTGGACAACTGCTTCAAGATAATACTGGACTGCCTGCAAAGCTGCAAGGCTGTCAAGAACGACCGGAACTGCGTGAGGATAACGGCGGAGAAGTTCATCGACAAGGCGAACCCGAGGGTGGAGTTCGAGCTGGAGGAGGTCGTATGAACTACGGTGTGCCATTTTAAAGAAACAGGATATGAAACATAATTATTCTTTATTCAACGATTACGACGGGTTTGTGGAAAAATTCAAGCCCAAAAAAACAACGGATGATTGCTACACGCCACCCGAAGTATATGATGCCATATTGGGATGGCTGGCCGCCCGTGCCGATTTGACCGGCAAGGAGATTGTACGCTGTTTTTATCCGGGCATGGACTACAAGACATTCGACTATCCTGACGGGTGTGTCGTGGTCGATAATCCACCGTTCTCGATCCTGGCGGAGATATTGAAGACTTTTGATAATTGGGGAGTGCGTTATTTTCTTTTCGCCCCCCATTTAACCCTGTTTTCCACGGACCCGAAAAATATCCGTACCCACATCGTTGTAGACTACCCAATCCGGTACGATAACGGGGCTCTGGTCAACACCGGGTTTATCACAAACCTGCCGGAATTTTCCGAATACCGGATTATTGGGTCATATACCTTGAAGCGGGCGATTGGGGAGGCTCAAAAAACAGCGAAAGAAAAAGATAAAAAACCATTACCCGTCTACAAATATCCAGACAATTTAGTTACGGTTAGCTCGATTGCTAATATCATAAACGCAGGGATTGACCTTGCCATACGGAAAAAAACATCCTTGAAGGTAAAGATGTTAGACAGTCAAAAAAAATATAACAAAACGATATTCGGGAGCGGGTATATCGTTTCGGACGGGGAAGCCGAGAAGCTCAAAGCCGAGAAGCTCAAAGCCGAGAAGCTCAAAGCGGCAATAGTATTTGACTTAAGCAGTGCCGAAAAGGAGGTTATTAAACATCTTAACCAGTATGACGACTAAACCAAAAAAAAAGAGGATAAGGCTGTACGGAATATCGGATAGCCGCTATCACACAAACAGGAACAAGGTGACAACCGAAAAGATATTCATACCGATATGAGGGACGCAAAGAAGAAAGTAAGGAAACAGACCGTGGGGAAACCCAAGGAGGACTTGAGCAAGCCCGTGAAGGTGAAGCCAAAGCCCGAACCGAAGAGGGGAGGGAGATGGGTTCGGCTTGACAAACGTACATTGATATTCGTCAAGGAAGGGCAGAATGTGGACGATGTGCTTGAAAAGTATAGAAATGCTTGCCATGAAAGCCATTGTGCAAGATATGAAGATTTGTTTTAATTCAGGATATCAGCATGTACAACTACAAATGGAATCTGAAGGACGCAGCCTTCACGAAGGACAAAGGGACGGTTTTCAGCTGCTTCGCCTGTGGGGGGGGGTAGTTCGATGGGGTACAAGCTGGCGGGGTTTGACGTCGTAGGCTGCAACGAGATTGACAAGCGCATGGCGGACAACCGTGAGGCCGTGAACCTGAACAAGTCGAAGCGGGTAGTGGACGCTTTCTCCTGCTTCACCAACGCCCTTTTCGCAGGCGGGGTGTTCGGCAGTGCGATTGAAAAAGCGGAAAAGGAAATAGAAGAAGTTGAAAAAATAGCTTATCAGGAATAACATGGACATGGAAGAAATGGAAGCGGAAATAAGGATGCTCAAGCTTAGGATTGAGCGCAACGAGAGAATTAAATGCCATTTCGTGGGCGCAAGGCTGAAACGGGAATTGGCGCAGTTGGAAAACGAATTAAAGGAATGCGGATATGGAACAGAAAGAAGCAGGACAGAAGATTACAGCCTATAAGGGCTTAGATATGAATTTCCGATGCAGGGAATTTCAATACGAAGCAGGGAAGGAATACAAATCGGGAAAGACGGTCAAGGTATGCAGGTCTGGATTCCACGCCTGCACGAACCCTTTTGAAGTATGGGATTACTATCCTGTCTACAACTCACGGTTTGCGGAAGTCGAACTGGGCGGGGTGATTGACAAGGAAGGCGGTGACTCTAAAATATGCTCGTCAGAAATCAAGATAAAGAAGGAGCTGACGCTATCTGATTACATTGGTCTCTGCGTTGCATGGATGAATAACCTTACAAAGATTGGAGACAATTCTGCCCAAATCGGTTCTTCGGGCAATTATGCCCAAATCGGTTCTTCGGGGGATTGCGCCCAAATCGGTTCTTCGGGGGATTGCGCCGTGATTATGTGTGCTGGCAATAAAAGCAAAGTTAAAGCCAAGAAGGGATCGTGGATAACATTGTGCGAATGGAGGATCGACGGCGGAAGATATGTACCTGTTTGCGTCAAGACCGAACAGGTGGACGGGGTTAAAATCAAGGAGGACACATGGTATGAACTGAAGGACGGCGTGTTTGTGGAAACAACAACGGATTGAGATAAAATTGTTACCGAATACGGAGGGATTGAGTTTATGAAAGCAATAACGATTAAACAGCCTTGGGCAAGCCTTATTGTCTCCGGGCTGAAAGACATAGAAAACAGGTCTTGGAAAACGAACTTCCGGGGGCGTGTCCTTATCCATGCCGGAAAGAAAGCGGATAATCATTGGGATAGCCCGGTGTGCGAAAAAGTAGATAAATATCTCAGAGAGATTTCAAAAGGCGGCACTGATTGGAGCAATTATCATTTTGGCGCAATCATCGGCAGTGTTGAGATAGTTGACTGTGTCCAAAACCACCCGTCAATTTGGGCAGAAAAAGGTGCTTGGAACTGGGTGCTGGCTAACCCGGTCATGTTCCCCGAACCGATTACAGGGGTGAAGGGAAAGTTATCGTTTTGGAATTATGACTGCGGAGAAAGAACGGGGCAAAGCCCAGTGGATTAGATATAATAACTTATGATGAAGATAGGTGAAGACATAAAAGGGCAATTGATAAAGATGACATTGAAAACAATTGAGGAAACCCACGAAGGACTGATTTGGGAAATACTTAATCATATGTCAGAAAAAGCGAAATTAGGGGAGCATATCTGTTGTCGTATATTTGAAGATGAGGAATATACGACTGCGAAAAAAATCTCCTATTTTTTCAAGAAAAAAGGCTTTTGTGTGTCTTTAGATACACATTACAAAAACAAAGAAACTTATCATGAATTGATTCTTATATGGGATTGATTTAAATTTTATCAATATGGATTTAAAGGAGAAACATGCAAAATTATGGGATTTGTATTGGACGAAATTTGTCAATACGAACCCGGTGGTCAGCGGCTATTGCGTGCCGTTGGAGTATATCAGCGACAACAAGGGGTATGCAGGGGACGGCACTATCAACATGGCGGAGCTGCTGACGCTGCTGCAACTGCGGAGGAAGAACGGGCGCAAAAGCCCGGTGGAAGTGCTGGACGTGCTGATTTCGTTGGGCAGGCTGTCCGACACCGCTTGGGCTTATTACGCCGACAAGTTCCCCGGCATCTTGTCCCGTCTTGGATTTGAGGGCAATCCGTTTTTTGTGCGTGACGACATAAACCACGACACAAGGGAGCAGCTGGGGCTGGATAAAATGGTAAGCAACTACATGATGCTTAACCAAGAGGACGGCGAGGACCCATGCCACAGCCCGTTTGTGAGCCAAGACCAAGTCTGGAACTTGCTGCCCACCCTCTACCACGCATACACGCACGGGTACGAGGCGAAGGGGTGGATAGCGAACGTGCTGCAATGGATCGTGGACAACAAGTATGTCATCTACAACCCTTGGATGGGCAGGATTGTCCATTTCCACAAGTATTGCCCTCCGCTCAAGATGCCGTACGATAAACGCAAGGCGGACAGGGAGAAGGCTTACAAGGAGAATTTCAAGGTGAAACGGGGTGCGGACAACTGGTATTACAGCGGCGGCACTTTGGCGGCATTGGACAGGTTCAACGGCGACAGGACGTGGCATTGGCGAAAGGCTGTTTTTAAGCTGGAAACCTTTGTAATCGACCGAATTTTAGAACCTGTTTACAAGCTGTTCGGGCGGAATTTCAAGCGGCACGCCATCTACTGCTACGGTGCTGTCGCCCCCGAGGTCTGGGCTGGCAATTACAAAAAGAGGCTGACGGAGAGGTTTGTCAAGGAGATAAACAAAGGCAACCTCTTTGAGCCGGAAGTCGCCTTTTTGTACGGTGACACCTCCAAGTACCCGCTCGACAAGGTGCGAGAGTGGCTCGACAATTACGAGTACAAGGAGACGGGCAGGATAAACAGTCCCGTGCAATTTTTGTACGTCTACGAGTGGTATGTCGGCAACGGGGGCAAATAAGAATAATTTATTAATTAATCAATATTAGAGTTATGAACATAGCGGAGATTTTACAACATTGCCCGAAAGGGATGGCATTATATTCACCATTATTTGGCGAAGTGAAGCTGGCAGAAGCAGCACCACATGGAGGAATCATTGTAGAAAGGACTGACGAAAATGGAGAAAAATATTCATACACGTTTAGTATCGAAGGTTTTTATTTCCCTGTACGTGGTGCGGAATGCCTATTGTTCCCGTCCAAATCTCAGAGGGATTGGACTTCATTTAGATTGCCTGTAAAGAATGGGGATATAATGATGACAAGGGGAGGCAAGAGGGCATTTATAGTTAAGGGTGAAAAGGGTGGTGCAATTTCGGTTTATTGCGGGATTGACACCGCTGATTGCTTACGGATTTCTGATAGATTGCTTGACTGGACTGCAAGACCTTATATTCCTGCGTCAGACGAGGCGAAGGAAGACCTGTTCAACAGGCTGTCCCAAAAAGGATATAAGTGGAATCCGGACAAGCTATGCTTGGAAAAGATACACCAATTCAAGCCATTCGACAAGGTGCTTGTAAGGGATAATGAAAACATGAAATGGAATTGCAGTTTGTTTTCCTTTTATAATGGCGACTGTATTTCCCCCTTTTTATGTGTTGATACTTATCACAATTATTGTATCCCTTACGAAGGCAATGAGCATTTATTGGGGACTACAAATTCCCCCGAGCAAGTATAATAATATTTTAACAATCGCAAATATGAAGGAATACAGGCTTACAAACGTAACTGACGGTGCGACCATAGGGACATACCCCACAAAGCTCGAGGCAATCGAGGCGATGAACGAGGAGATTGAAAAAACAAACGGGGAGAACGGCGAAACCGAAGAGGAAGGCTTGACACCGTTTGATTTCAAACTTGAAACCGTGGGAGTCGATGAAGCAAGAAGAATCACGACATTTCATGACGCACAAGAGTATTTGGGCTTGCCATATAAAAACGGCTTCTTCATTGTAAAGTGGAAAAAGTCGAAAACCCTATTGGAGTTAAGGGATATTGACGCATTCGTCCAAGACATCAATCCGCATCATTTTAAGGCTCTTGTAGCCTTGAACAAGTTATTCACATTAGCCGAAGCATGGAACAAGGCAGATGGATTCGTTCCGGATTTCACCGATAGAAAACAACGGAAATATTTCCCGTGGTTCGGATATGACGATGAAACTGCGGGCTTCGTCTATGTGGCTACGGAAGATGTGATTTCGTATATGCCTTTCGGCTCTCGCCTTTGCTTCAAGACGGAATCGAGGGCGAAGGAGTTCGGTAAGATGTTCGCACCCCTTTACAATGAAGTATTCACAATCACAAAACAAGGGGACAATGAAGGTATTGGCTTTTGATGTTATGCTGCGTGGCCGCTTTGTATGCACTATGAAATACAGGTATTGCCCGTTGTTCCCGCTTGAAATTGACGAATTGAAGAAGTTCATCGAGGACAAGCACCCGTCCCTGAAAGGGAAGGACTACAATATCGCTTTTTAGCAAAAGAATACAAACAAATTAAAATACATGAGTTATGATAAACGAAGTGGTTATAGTGGGAAGGGTAGGGAAAGACCCTGATTTCCACGCATTCGACAACGGAGGGGCGGTGGCGCAATTCTCAGTGGCTACTACCGAAAGGGGCTACAAGCTGCAAAACGGCACGGAAGTGCCAGAAAGGACGGACTGGCACACGGTCGTGGTGAGGAACAAGACGGCGGAGGTAGCCCGTGATTTTGTGAAGAAAGGGATGCTTGTCGGGATTTCCGGAAGCCTGCACTACCGGAAGTACGAGTCCGGGGACAGGACGTGTTATGCGACCGAAATACATGCGGACAGGATGCAGATGCTTTCATCCAAGAAGGACAGCGAGGCTCAGCAGCCCGACCAATTGTATAAAAAAGGTCAAAACAAAGACGATCTTCCATTTTAAACTAAATAAGGGGGAGAAAATTATGAGGGAAGAATTTGAGAGGATATTCGATTTGAAGGATGACAGCTTGGTCATGGAAAACTTGAAGGAAAGGTTCAAGATGTTGTCAAAACCCGCAATTGACGACTTTTCATATATAGCCGACATATACGCATGGGCCAAGGAATACCTCGAAAAAAGCGAAGTGCCCAAGCGTATATCCAACCCGGTGCACAGGAAGAAATTCATATTCATAATCCTGGCTTTATATTCTCCTTCAACACTTGCAGGATACAAGATAAGGATAGGGTTGCGTGACAGGATTTCAAAGGTAACCGGGCTTGTAGGCACGGCAATATCGCACAATATCGACGATTTGCTGTTCCATTATTCCTTGTATGCATCATTCCAAGATGATGTTGACAATATGTATGGGTACATAATGGAACGCCTTGCCCCCAGATTGGTAAGTGAATCACAAAGGCAGAGTGATCAAGAGGAAGAAAGAAATCATTGATATATATTCCCCTCACGATACCATGGATAATGGCTGAGAGGGGAATATGAAATATACAGGGCAAGAGGTCATCCCTTGTCCTTGTCTTTCTCCTTCCTGATGCAGGAGTTGATGAACTTGCTTCTGTTTGGTTTTGTTTTGACAAATTCAAGAAGGTCGTTGTCTATCCGCAACGATATAGCCGTTTTTGTCCATCCGGCAGGCCTTCCAGCCCCCTCCCTCCTTCCGCCCCAGTTGATCTTGTCTGTCATGTGTTATTTGTTCATTATTTTATTTATATATTTCTTATTCATATTTTCAACCTGTTCGGACGTGAGCTCTATGTCAGACTCTGCACTAAAAGGGTCTATATTTTCTACGGCCTTATGTAGATGCCCCACTAATATCACAAAACCTTCTGACTTGCTGATTATATAGCATAACACGTAATACACCCCGCTTACGTCAGAGCATTCAAGCCTGACGCTTCTGCAAGAAACATCTGCGACCCCTTCTTTGGCTGAAAGACCTATACCCTCGAGCGTACAGACCACATCGTGCCTTATATCGATAGGGTCTCGCAAAATATTAGGGGAGGAATGAACTATGCTGTCAAAATCCACGTATCCTTTAATAAGGTCGCCCAATTGTCTATCAGTAAGTTGCATAACGCAACTCTTTTTATTTGCTGTCATGATTGTTGACTTAACCGTGTTGTCGAGGGCTTAATAGTTATACAAATATCTATTATTCGCAGTAAAACTGATCCGTTTCGTAAACTGGATCTTTTAAATCTACAACGTCACCATCTTCATCAAGAATTTCTTTAACTCCGTCATAAACCTCATAGCGGAAGTTATTGCTGCGACCTTCCCAGCAATTATCATTGTCACCGATTTCATCATACCCTTTGGTATTTTCGGTGCAATAGTTCTTGGCTTCTTCCAGCGTGTCGAATTCTGCAACCCAGCTAATCTCAACGTTGTTATTGTAATACACTTGGTATTTCTTCATTTCTTTGTAAGTTGCCTCTTTCATATCTTTTTTTGTTTTAATTGTTTGTACTTGTTTTATTATTACACTGCAAATGTATATACAAAAATCAAATAAAACAAGGATAGAACGAGTTTTTATATTATTTTTGTATATACAATAATCAAATTATAAATAATATTAAACACAATAAGATTATTGCTGCTTGTATATACAAATATCAAATAATATCATTATGTTTGCAGCATGTTAAAACAGGTTATCAACTTTAAAAAACTAAAGGCATGAAAGATGCGGTTTATAGAGAATAGGGCAGGGCGGCAGAATGGCGCAATGTTGCATATAAAGGCGTGGACTTGTCACATTTTGCCTAAAAGTGAAGAAAACAAAGTGTGCACGAGGTCAAACGTTATGGTTTTCTTCGTATCTTTGGATTATCACCGCGGGTTGGAGCAGTGGTCGGCTCGTCACTTTGACTTGGTGAAGGTCAGCGGTTCGAATCCGTTACCCGCAACTAAACAATAACATTTTAGAATTAGCACGATTATGAACATTCTTACATTAAGCATTAAACAGAAATATTTCGATGAAATCTTGTCAGGTAAGAAGACTCACGAATACCGTGAAATCAGACCGACCAACGCAAAGAAGTATATAACTTACCTCTGCAATGGTAAAGAATATCCAGTAGATGCAGAACTGCCCGAAGATGGCGAAATAGAGTTAAAGCCAATCAAGTATGATGCAATCAAACTTCTTACAGGCGCGTATAGTGGTAAACGTCCTTATATCATCGTTGAGGTGAAAAATGCAGAAGCGGTTATCCTTACAGATGAAAACGGCGAGGATATTGTCTATGAGTATCAAGGTGAAGAATATCTCGCAGCCCAAATGGATTATACTTTGGGCAAGATATTAGAGAAGCATATAGATTGTTTAATTTAAAATTTGATTTGTTGAGTCGAAAGAAGAATTAACAGAGTAGCCGGGCAACGCAGAAACATGAACGGTGCAGGTGTTGGCGGTAGATTGGTTGCAAGACGTGGCGGTACACCCGGCACATCGCAGTTGGGTTCACGCAGGCAGCGTTATTCGGACATTCGTATAGCAAACGGATTGTCAGGAGGTTAAACCATGAACAAAGTGGAACAAGCGAACCGGCATATAGACCTCATTCGGGCAAAATCGAATGAGGCTTTGCTGTTTTTGTCACTTGGCAAGGATTCGCTTGTCCTTCTTGATTTGCTCTATCCGAAGTTTGACAGGATTATCTGTGCATTCATGTACTTCGTGAAAGATTTGGAGCACATCAACCGTTGGATAAACTGGACTAAATCCAAATACCCGAAGATAAAGTTTGAGCAAATACCCCATTGGAATCTGACTTATATCCTTCGAGGCGGATTGTATTGCGTGCCCAATCCCAAAGTTAAGCTGTTAAAGCTTTCCGACGTGGTGAAAGCCATGCAATTGAGGCATGGTGTTTATTACACATTTTTAGGCATGAAGAAAGCCGATGGCATGAACAGGCGTTTAATGTTGAACGGCTATGAAGGCAACGGCTATGAAAACAACGGATTGTGTTATCCCTTGGCTGATTGGAACCAGAGGGACATCCTCTCGTACATGAAACAGCATAATCTTCCAGAACCTGTCAGGTATTCATTGAAGGCAAGCTCTGGTGTCGGCTTCAACCTCGAATGCATGCTTTGGCTGGAGAAGAATTACCCACAGGATTTACAGAGAATTTACAAGGTGTTCCCGATGGCAATACGTGTGCTTGAAGAATTTCGTTATAAAAACAATGGATGATGGAAGAAATTTGGAAAGATATTGAAGGGTATGAGGGACTTTACAAGGTTTCAAATCTTGGTAGAGTGAAATCAATTAATCGTATAATTGAGCATAAAAGACTTGGAACTACTACTGTTCAGGAAAGGATATTGAGTGCAGCAGACAAGGGACTTGGGTATATGGTCGTAGGTCTTTCAAAAGGTGGAAAAAGGAAAACCATGCGTGTACACAGATTGGTAGCAAAGGCTTTTATTTCGAATCCTAAAAACTTTGACTTGATAAACCACAAGGATAAAAACACTTCAAACAACAATGTAAGCAATTTGGAGTGGTGTGATTATCAATATAACAATACGTATGCAGACCATAACGAACTATCATCAAAGTCTTTATCAAAACCTGTTTTACAATATACGATGAATGGTAAATTTGTAGCAAGGTATTACGGAGCTGTAGAAGCAGAAAAAAAGACAGGGATATGTAGGGCTTGTATAAGAGATTGCTGTCGTGGAAAACTCCAAAGCAGTGGTGGTTTTAGATGGAAACTCGAAAGTGACAACAAAGATATGAGTATTCCAGTATTTCGCAAGTTTAGGTCTAAACTAAGTTATGATGATGTCGTTAAAATTAAGCAAATGGCTAAAGATGGCATTAAACAAAAAGAAATTGCAAAAAGTATTGGAACAAGTCTTCATACCGTTAACAACGTTGTAAGAGGGTATTGTTTCAAGGATGTATAACAAAATTAATAGGAGGAATGCATAGTCAGGAGAAGAATATCAAATAGAACTATGAGTTATTTAGGAAACCCCTATACGGCTCAAAATATAATGTCTGGTTTGGGATACAACCAAGCGCAAGTTGCTATTCTTAACCGTTCTCAGGCATTAAGAAGTAGAGCAACAACAGAGTCTCAATTTAGAAGAATCGGAAGAGCGGCACAAAATATGCACAGAGCGGCAAGTAGAGGACTTAGTTTAAGCAATGGTTAATATATAAATAAGAAAATATATTAAGAGTGAATCGATGGAGATTAATAACAAATTAAGTTAATGGGAGGAAAGCCGAGTTAGAAGAAGATCAAGAACAAGGGGGCAAACAGAAGCGCAGTATGCGAGGGTAAGGACGTTGCTTGCGCAGAGGACACCTAATCCATCCATAGGATTGGGCAGCCTCTCAAATATGGGGGGGGAGAATGGTAGAATAGCGAAATTGTACGCACGTGCCACAAGAGGATACACCAATCGTATAATGGCATCACGTGCGGCAGGATTGAGCAATGGATGATGGCATGGAAAGGAATAGTGTAGAAAGTAAATACTTTAACAGCAAATCCGTTGAGTTGAAACGCTCACAAATAAAGCCTGCTTCCTATAATCCAAGAACCATTTCGGATGAAGGTAAGAAGGCATTGAAGCGTTCCATCAAATTGTATGGTGTAGTTGGTGGCATTGTCGTAAACCAAGCTACTGGTTATACCATTGTCGGAGGTCATCAAAAAGTTGCTGTACTCGATGAACTGAACAAATACGATAAATCCACGCAAGAAAACGATTATACTCTTCGTGTGGAACTTATCAATGTTGATGAGAAAACAGAGAAGCAGCTAAACATCACCCTCAATAACCCGAATGTTGGCGGAAATTGGGACTTTGACGCTTTGGCGCGAATCATACCAGATATTGACTGGAAAGATGCAGGGTTGACTGATGCGGACTTAAACATGATTGGTGTTGATTATCTCTTGCAGACTGAAGAAGAGAACTCCATCGCCGATGCATTGTCCGACATGATGTCACCAGTCACGGAGCAGAAGGAAGCGGAGAAGGCTGCCAAGCAGCTGGAACGAGCCGAAAAGGTTGCACACATGAAAGAGGTCAAGCAGCAGGTGAAGGAAAACGCACAGAAGCAGGCAGAGAACATGGGCGCTTATGTGATGCTGTCCTTTGACACCTACGAAGCCAAGGCTGCATTTTGTGAACGATTCGGGTATGGACCGGATATGAAATTCATAAAAGGCGAGGTGTTTGATGAACAAGTGGAAAGAATTTGTTAAATCAAAATTAAGGAGGTTGAATTGAGTCAGAAGGAAAAGTTTGAATGAATTAAGTGCACAATTTCGGAGATTAGAGGCGCAGGCTCGTGCAACTCATAAGGGTTATGGAAATAATCCAAGGGCTGCACGTGTTATAAAAGCGTTTGAATCATCTATGAAGCAAAGAGGTCTGTGGTTTTTCTCTAATCGAAATAAAAGGATTGGAACGGGGAAATTTGCTTTAAGTAACGGATAAGTTTATGAATAATAGTGAATCTCAAAATGAAAAAAGCAAAGGAGGAAGAAAGCCCAAGTTTGACTACACAAGCGAGGACTTCCTTTCTCTCGTGGAGTCGTATGCCAAAAAGGGATTCACGGATAAGGAAATCGCCCATGCCATTGGATTAAGTACTCAAAATTTTTGCAAGAAGAAAGGAGAGTATATAGAATTAAAAGAAGTATTATCGCGCGCGCGTTGCGCTATAAACGCTCTTGTCCGTGCCAAGTTTCTTGCTATGGCTCTTGGTGGTATTAAAACAAAGAATACCACTGTTAGAAAGATAAGGGACAAGGACGGGAATCTAACAGGGGAAGAGGAGGTTCAAGTCGTAGAAGGAGAGTTGGCCCCCAGTTTACAGGCTCAGTCTGTTTGGTTATACCATTACGATGAAGACTGGAGAAAGGTTGAACGCAAGCAGGATGAAGATGTTGACATACCTCAAGATATCGATCATGGCGTTCCTATTGATTCATGGATTAAAGATAAGTTGAAATGATAGTTCCCCAGGCGATATATCATCCGTTGTATACCGACAAAGAGAAGTTTATTATCCTCATTACAGGCGGCCGTGGTTCTGGGAAGTCATTCAATGCTTCCACCTTCATAGAACGTTTGACTTTTGAAATGACCCCAATAAGTAAAATAGTACACCAAATCCTATACACCAGGTACACGATGGTTTCCGCCAATATGTCCATCATACCTGAGATGCTTGAGAAAGTCGAGATGGATGGAACTGGGAAATATTTCAAATCTACAAAGACGGATATCGTTAACAAGATGACCAAAAGCAGGATCATGTTCCGTGGCATAAAAACGTCTTCCGGTAATCAAACCGCAAAGCTGAAGTCAATCCAAGGAATTACCACGTTCGTGTGCGACGAAGGGGAAGAATGGACAAGTGAAATGGAGTTTGAAAAAATCATGCTTTCAATCCGCAAGAAAGGCATACAAAACAGAATCATAGTCATTATGAACCCATGCGATTCCAACCACTGGGTTTATAAACGGTTCATAGAGGGCTCACATAAGGTTGTAGAGATAGACGGCGTACAAGTGCAGATTTCCACACACCCGAATGTGCTTCATATCCATACCACTTATTTGGACAACTTGGACAACCTGTCTGACGAGTTCCTCAAGGAAGTTGAATACATGAAAGTGAACGACCCGGAGAAATACGCCCATGTCGTCATAGGACGCTGGGCAGATGTTGCGGAGGGTGCCGTGTTCAAGAAATGGGGAATTGTTGAAGAGTTCCCTATCGAGTGTAAGAAGGTCGCCCTTGCGTCAGACTGGGGTTTCACCAACGACCCTTCCACTGGTGTCAGGTGCGGGATAGTTGACAACCGCCTTTATGTGGACGAGCTGTTCTATGAAACAGGAATGCTGACAAACGACATAGCCAAGAGATTGAGGCCTTGGGGATTGAAGGTTTACGGGGACAGCGCAGACCCTCGCTTGATTCAAGAAATAAAAAATAGAGGTGTCAATATTTACCCTGTAGACAAATTTCCCGGCTCTATCAAAGCCGGGATTGACAAGATACAAGAGATGGAGCTGTTCGTAACGAAACGCTCTTACCATATCCAAAAAGAATTGCGCAACTATGTATGGGACAAAGATAAAGACGGGAATCTAATAAACGAGCCTATCGACGCATGGAATCACTGCATCGACCCAATTCGATATTACATATTGGGCCATATTCTTGGTCGCATTCTCAAGCCGAAGGATATAACTGGAATATTCACACATTAAAACATAGTCATATGAAATACACGATAAATGAAATACTCGCATTGGATGACATACCTGAAAAAATTCGCCTTTTGAAGAAGGGGAGGAAGACAGAAAATCCGGACAGGATGGCCTTGTGGAAGGACTGGAATCCAAAACTTCATGAAATCATGACGGACAAGGAAAAATATCCAGACCGGAAGATATTAAAAGAGGAGGCCAAAACGGTATATGACGAGAAGTCTGGCAAGTCGGTTACCGAAGAGGCCAAGTATGACACGGAGGAAGTGAACCGCATAGTAGTCCCCCTTGAGCAGGATATTATAAACACCCAAACGGCTTTCACGGTCGGGATAGAACCATCGCTGGAGTGCGTGCCGTCGGACAACGGGGAATCCAAGCTGTTCGAGGCGGTAAAGATGACGCTGAAGGCAAATAAGACAAAATACCGCAACAAGAAGATTGTACGGTCGTGGCTGGCGGAGCAAGAAGTGGCAGAATACTGGTATGCCGTCCAAGACGAATCTTTCTGGGCAAAACTGTGGAGCAAGGCAAAGGAGGCATTCGGAGGCAGGACCAAGCCGTCACAAAGGCTCAAAAGCGTCATTTGGTCACCTTTCCGTGGAGACATCTTATATCCTTTTTTCAATGATGAGGGAGATATGGTGGCATTCTCGAGGGAATACAAGAAGACGTTGCTCGACGGGACGGAAATAACTTCGTTCATGACGATAACAGACAGCATGGTGTACAGGTGGGAAACGGCGAGCGAAGGGTATGTGGAAAAACAGCCGTTCTCGCACGGATTCAAGAAAATACCCGTATTGTATGCGTATAGGAGCGAGCCGTTTTGTGCAAAAATCAAAACGTTCCGTGTCCGTATCGAGAAACTGTTGTCAAACTATGCAGATTGCATAGACTACCATTTTTTCCCATTGTTGAAGCTGATAGGGGATGTGGATGGGTTCATGGGGAAAGTAAAGGACAAGATAGTCAAGCTGACCGGCGAGGGGGCGGATGCGCAATACCTTACGTGGAATCAAGTACCAACCACAGTTGAGTTCGAGTTGAACACCCTCTTCGACAAAGCATATTCCATGACCAACACCCCGCAAATAAGCTTCGACAAGTTGCAAGGGACTGGCAATGCATTGTCGGGGGTCGCTTTCGATTATGTTTTCATGTCAACACACATGGAGGTTTCCAACCACGCAGAGGAGCTTGGGGAGTTTTTCCAACGAAGGATCAATTTCCTTGTATCCGCTTGCGCATCCATAAACCCGACAGAGCTTGACAAGGCTTCGCTTACGATAGATATAGAGACCGATATAGTTCCTTACAGGCTTGACAACATAGAGGACAAGGTAAATATTGCAGACAAGGCCGTAAACGGCGGGATATGGTCGAGAAGGAAGGGCGTGATTTTTGCCGGCAATGCTGACAGGGTGGAAGAAGAGCTCGACGAAATCGGGAATGACCCAATTAAGGAATCAGGTAAAAATAAAGAATAGAACATATCTGTCTTTTAAATTACCGAGCCAAGACAAAACAATCTCATAAAAATATAATAAATAGGACAATGAGGCGCACCGAGCGCATGGATGCGCCTCATGCTATGGGAAATGAAACAAGTATTATACTTTACCCGTCTAACAAGCCTATCATACCTTCTATTTAGCTTTCAGCAAACAATCATCTTCCTTCTTCATTATAAGTCTTGCCCCGCAATTGGGGCATGTTATGATATTATTTGATATATCATCCCCCACAAGTTCTGAAATGGAAACCTCGAGGGCTTTTGCAATTTCCTTCAGTTTGTCCAAACTTGGATTACCTACTATGCTTTGGTTCAAAGCAGAAGCAGAAACCCCCATTTCTTTCGCGAGCTCCGCTTGGCTGATTCCTCTCTGCCTGCATATTTCTTTAACTCTTAACATGTGTCTGAATATTAAAATTATGTTGCAAATATAGATAGATTTAGATACACCTACAACATAGCCGATATAAAATTTAGACAAATCTAAATTATTAACATTAATTACAAGTTTAAATTTTGTTTCGTATTAAGATATATCTAAATTTGCAGTATAAAAAATTAAGGTATAACTAAAAACGGTATACATATGAGCACAGACAAAAGAAATAGCCTGAGAGAGATAATGAACCTTGCATGGCAGTTTGTAAGAAGAAATGGTTACAGCTTGTCAGAGGCTTTGAAGACAGCTTGGCTTAACGCAAAGCTAAAAAGCCTGCTGAAAAGGGGTGTGGCAGAATTTTACTATAAGAAAGTAGATGGCAGCTTAAGACAGGCATTCGGCACTTTGAAAGAGGGGCTGGTTGGTGAAACAAAAGGGACGGGTAGAAGGCCTAATGACAATTTGCAGGTGTATTTTGATACAGAAAAAGGCGAATACAGAAGCTTCAAAAAGTGCAATCTTATATTGATCAACAAATAAAAACATTATATCAACAAAATCAGCAATATGAAAACCCTGAAAGAACAAGTGACAGAAATAATGAGCGGCAAAGACAGCAAGCAGACAAAGGCTATAAGCCTTGTCAAACTTGGCATCACACCATACGAAATACGGTTGATGCTTGGCAGCGTCAGTACTGCAAAGGGCTTCAATGTCAACACGCTTACGTTCGGTGTCGAAATCGAATGCTACAATGTGCAAAGAAACGACTTGCTGCAAGAAGCTGCAAGAAGGAATATTGCCATATATTCGCAGAATTACAACCATCGGGACAATAAAGAATATTACAAGATTGTCAGTGACGGTTCTATAAGTGGTGAATATGGGCAAGAGGTCGTTAGCCCTATCTTAAAGGGCAAGAAAGGTGAAAGCAGCCTTAAAAAAGTGTGCGAGTCGCTTAATTCTGTGGGCGCAAAGGTTAACCGGTCAACTGGCCTTCACGTTCATTTCGGTGCAGAAAAGATGAGTGACGAACATTTTGTAAACATATTTAAAAACTATCAAGCGTTAGAGGCAACAATTGACAGTTTTATGCCTTCCTCAAGAAGGGGAAGAGCTAATAAATATTGCCAAACTCTTGCTAATCTTGACTACAGCGGGTGTTGTACAAAAGATGACGTGGCAAGGATAAACATTTCGCGCTACAGAAAAGTCAATGCACATGCTTACATGAGTCATAAAACTATCGAGTTCAGACAGCACAGCGGGACAACAGATTACAATAAAATCCTAAACTGGATAAATTTCTTAAGAAAGCTGATAGTCTATTCTTTTGATAAAAACATAGACAGGTGCGATGCCATAGAAGAAATCCCATTTTTGACACAAGAAGAAAAGTCTTACTTCATGTCAAGAAGAGAAGCTCTAATACAGTAAGCAAGCGGGCTTAAAGCCCGCTTGAAAGAATCCTCTATGAAAAGTCATGTTATTCCTTATTCGTCACAATCTTAGACAGGTGAAGCATCCAAGCACGTGCCTCCCATCCTTGATAACAAATAGTTGTTATATTTACAAACAACTAAAAAGTATCGATATGACTATCATTGAATTGATTATGGCAGGGCTGCAACAGAAATTTGCTGGGGTGGATACTGCGATCCTAAGCCGGATAGCGACCAAAAAAGCAGAAGGCGTAACGGACGAGAAAGCGGTGAACTCAATCGTAGAGGGCATCGGGTTTGCGGACGTGTTAAACTCGTACGGAGATTTCCGTGCCGGGGATGCTCGTATCACGGCTATTGCCAATTATGAGAAGAAGCATAACCTTAAAAACGGATTGCCAATCGGGGACGGTGATGCTGATAAAGGAGAACCGGACGACAAGAACATGGCAAAAATCATAGCAGAAGCCGTAAATGCAGCGATAACACCGCTGTCTGAAAAGCTTAATAAGTATGAAGCGGATAAGGCGAAAAGCTTGAGGGAAAGCCAAATACTGTCAAAGGCCAAGGAATACGGCATACCGGAGAATTATGCGAAAAGATGTGCCATCAAGGATGATGATGACTTGGACGCTTACTTCAAGGAGTTGAAACAGGACTTTGCAAACGACGGGTTTAAAGGGGTTACCCCTCCTGAAACGGCAGAGCAAAGACTGAAAGAAGAAAATAAGGAGATTTCAAGCATGATTGCCGATGGCACGAAAAAAATTGTCGAATCTAAAAAATGACCAAATGACAGCAGGTACTAAATGGAATTTGAAGCCGCAACACAAGGCCGAGGAGTTTTACCGTGTAGAGTCAGGGGTAAGAAAAAGCGGTCCATGGCGTCTTGACACCACTAACCTTGTGGCTGGCTCTACCCTTCCTGTATTCATGCCAGTGCAGGCAGACTTAAGAAAGCGGACATTTGTTCCAGTGAGGAACATGGAGGTGTACGAGAAGTACGTAAATGGGGCTTCCAGCCTCAAAATCAAAGTAAAGAAAAATCCGTTGTTGTATGCAGGAATGTTCATAGGCAGCGGCAGCAAGGGGGCTGAGGTTTCCGGAATAGACCACTCAAGCCCCGACTTTGACGAAATCACTATCAAAGCCGCATTAGGAGAGGATGTTGAAAAGGGAAGTATCCTTTTTGAGGCTACAGCAGCAGGAGGTACAAAAAAGAAGAACGTTGCCAACTTTGTCCTTTACGGGGAAATTAAAGTAGAAAACGATGGCCCGGTAATGGGGACGTTGTTGATGCAGGCGTATGAGGTTAAGGAATCCAAGCTTGCCATACCTATCCATGCAGAAGACAAGGTTGGGCTGACATGCAGATTCCAGTTTGATTATTAATTTTAAAAAGAGAGTGGAATGAATCTAACAATACAGACTCTGTTTTCCGACCCGCTTATCGTAGATGCTGTTATCGACCGTGTTCTACAGACACGCAAGGACAAAATCTATTGGCGGCAGTACGGGTCGTTCCGGAAGACGGAAACAAGAGTGTTCAAGACTTACCTTGGCACTGTCACCGGAGTTGTGGCGGGCTCTATCATAGGGAAGAACGACCAAAAGCCGATTAGGGAAAGACGTTCGCTTGGTTCGGGATACACCGAAATAGCATATTTGGGAGACCGATATCAGATGGACGTGGACCGTCTGACGGAACTACAGGACATCCTCGACAAGTTCAATGCCTCCAACACAGGAGATCAAAGAGCAATCCTTTCCGAAATCATCGATTTTATCTATGACGACTACCGCCAAGTTCTCCTTGCGCCTCACAAACGCATGGACATTGTGGTAGGTGAATTGTTAATGACGGGCAAGTCTGTCGTGCATCTCGCCGACAACAAAGAGAACATTGAATTGCTTGACATCAGTTTGCCATTAGCCAAACTGACACCTGAGCAGTCGGACAAGCTCCAATTCGTGTCTTACCTGAAAACCAAGATTGAAGAGCTCAGTTCGTCCTACGGAATGTTCTCGAAGATGATCATGTCACGTTCGACATTCAACAAGAACATTGTTGGATGCAAAGACTTCGGGGACACGTTCAAGATGATTCTTGGAAGCAGCCAGCTTTACGTGGGAGGAGGATTGATAACATCTGGCATGGCATCGGAGGTGTTCACAGGAATCGGTCTTCCTCCTATTGAAATCAAGGAGGACTACGTGGAAGACCAGTCAGGCAACAACGTCCAAATATATGCAAACGACAAGATAACTTTGCTACCTCAGGATGAGGTGTTGCGTATGCGTTACCACAGACCTTACGTGGTTACCGACCCAGTGCCGGGACGCAATTACTCGATAAGCGAAGGATCGATGGCGATATGCAACTATCGTGATGAAGAAGGACGGTACATGGAGTACTCAGCAGAATGGATTCCGGAGTTTATCGCCCCTAACAAGATTGTGAATATCGACCTTACGACAATGAACTCATGAACATGACGGCGGAGGACTATATACGGCAGACCTTTGGGGATTTCGGCTTTAACATGTCGGAAGCCGGTCTCTTGGATATCAGTCTCAAAGCTGGCGTAGCCCTTAATTCGGAAGTGGGTGAAGGCAACATAAACAGGATAAGGTATGGTATTGTAAAATACATACCATCCATCCTGGGCCGTGCCTCGTCCATAAGCGAGAGTGGGTTTTCTATGTCGTGGGACACCAACGGTATGATAAAGTTCTACAGGCTTGAGTGCAAAAGGCTCGGTGTGGTAGACGAATTAAGCAACGATCCCAAAATTACATTTTTATGAATTACGCTCCCCACACTCTATATCTGAAGAAAACCTCAGGGTACACAAGGGATGAATACGGAAGACCAGTCGCAGCGAAGGAAGAAACATGGGAAGCCGTATGCAAATGCAGGTGTGATGATGACACGACCACCAAACTCGTGTCAGAGAACGGAATCACCTATGATTCCAAATACCATGTGGTTTGCGAGAGGAATATTGCCTTCAAGGGCGGCGAGGAGGTGCGGTGTATGGAAGGTGAAAGGGTAAGAGGCGAAGGGGTCGTGGCAAAGAAACCAAGAAACTGCAATTATTTCGGTTATGGTGAATTTTGGATTTGAATTCGATTTCTCCGACACCGAAGGTTTTTTCAGCGAAGGCACTTGGGAGGTCGAGAAAAAAATGATAGATGCAGGAGAGGATGGTGTCAAGTATGCAGAGGAAAACGGCAATTACCAAGACCATACACTTAAACTGAGGACTTCCAATGGTTACGATGTTGACGAGACAGGATTGGTCCTTACCAACGATGCAAAATCAGAGAAGGGATATAGTTATGCGTCCGATGTAGAATCCAAGGGATATGAAGTGCTGAGCGGGGCGGCTCTGTTCGTTTGTAACAAATTAAAGGAGGAATTGGAATGATAACGTATGCGGATGCGGCCAACATTATCTACAATGACTGCCGCCCATTGGGAATCACGGTCTTTCCGGACGGTAGAAAATTGAGAGGAAGGGTAACATCAGAATGCGTTACTATCCATTCAAAAAAACAACAGAAGGGCAAGATATGGGAAGATTCCTTCGTAGAAGTGAACATCTTCGTCCCAGACAAGGAAGAAGGGGAGGCTGACACAATCAGGCTTGGGGAATTTGCAAAAAAGGCAAAGTATGTCTTCGAGTCCACGGGGGAGTATAACGGGAGCAGCTACGACTACGGGGTTTTCTCCATAGGAATGGATTATGACGAAGTATCCGGATGCCACTATGTCAATGTAAGAATATTGTTTAAAGTTTTAAATGTTTGATAGTTATGAAACCATTCATAGGTGTAAAAAGATTATGGTACGGTGAGCCCATAACGGCAGCCGTCACAAAGACATCTTTGGCGGCATGGATAAAGTCAGCCAAAGAGATTAAGAACTCGCACAAGGATACGTTCCAATACACACAGGACGACCCAAGCGTTACGGATTACATCAACGAGCTTACAGGCCGTACGTATTATCGCGACAAGACCGACAATGGTGCCAAGACCATTGCATTCACAATCGGAGAGTATGATTTCCAAACCAAGGCGGACTTGCAAGGCGGCACTGTCGAGAAGGAAAATGAAACGGAAATAGGGTGGTCTGCACCGGACAGTGCAGAATTGGTATACAAGGCGATAGCGGCACAGACAAAAACTGGAAACTTCGTTGTGTTCACCAACGCCGGAATCATAGGGAAAACCACCACGGCAGAGAAGAACCTTGGGCTTGGGTTGACTGCCGTGGCGATGGAGAGCCAAAATGAGGGAGTGAAGGATGAGTACTGGTTTGATGGAACTCAAATAACTTTGTCATGAATCGTCTTTGATCTCCTATCTGACAACAGTTTTAACGGATACGGAAGGCGGGAGATACCCGCCTTCATTTGATTGATAAGATATGGGCAATGCGGCAAAGATAGTAAGCAGCGCAATCTTAGGACTGGACTGCAAGGCTGTGGTGATAAACAGCAAGGTGTATGTGATAATGCCACCTACGATCAAGAAGATAGCGGGTGCTGGATTGTGTCTTTCCAACATAAACGGAAAGACTATCAAGGATATCGTCATGTCGGCTGACATGGAGGCAGCTTCCAGGGCTCTTTCCTATTTCATCCAAGGAGACGACCTGCTAAGTACTGAAATATCCCAAGGTACGCATGAAGAGGTCGTGGACGCGTTGTGCGAAGCTTATTCGTTGATAGGTACAAAGGATTTTTTGAAGCTATCGGATTTAGCGAGGAACGTAGCAAACCTGATAGCGAAACAGAGACCATAGGCAACGACTGCATGCTCGGTCAGATTGCGTCGTTCATGGACAACCTAAACCTCAGTTATAGCGAAGTGGTGGAGGTTATACCTTATCGCAACTTGATAATCATGCAAAAGGACAAGCTCCGTGTTTGTTACGGGGAAAAAATGAATGAAGTGACTGAAAAAGACATGGATATTAAATTCGACTGATATATGGCTGAATTGTATTTCAAAGTTAGGGCCGACTGGGAGAAGGTGGAAAAGTTAAGGGAAGAGGTTGTTAGGCTTGAACAGCAACTCAAGAAGTTCGGGAGTTCCATGCCCGGAAAGGAGGTGGAGGCTACTGAGAAGAGGCTTGAGGTAGCAAGCAAGGAGTTCTCCAAACTGACAGCTGAAGCTGCAAAATCCGCCGTAGAAATAGGCGAAGGGTACAGAAGGAAGGTTTATGACGCATCATCTGCCATCAATGATATGACAGAGAAGATGATAGCGCAGAAGGGGGTCATCAAGGATGTGGAACATGATGTAAGGAAGCTCGGAGAGTCTTACCAAAAGGCATTAAAGAAGGGAAATCCAGGTGCCGCTTCGCACTGGCTCGGAGAATACACGGCGGCTAAGAAGTCACTTGAGGAAGAAAAGGCAGCATTGTTCAATCTCTCCCAACAGCAAGCGGAGGCAAGGCTGGGATTGAAAAGGCTCAGGGATGAATACGCATTGTATAGGCAAGACAGCAAAGACAACACGGAAGCCACGGACAAGATGGCGAAGTCCATGTTGGGGTTGGGAAAGAAGCTGATAGGGGTACTTGCGGTTAAGGATTTGATTTCCGACATGATAAAGGTCAGAGGCGAGTTCCAAGAGGCGGACACCGCCATACAAACATTGCTTGGGTCAAAAGAGAAGGCTGATGCATTGATGGAAGAAGTAAGGGAATACGCCAAAATTTCGCCTTTGGAATTTTCTGATGTCACCGAAGCTACACAAATGATGCTTGGATTCAACATAGAAGCCGAGAAAGTGCCTTCGTATATACGTGCGATAGGAGACATTTCCATGGGAAACAATCAGAAGTTCAAATCCTTGACGCTTGCCTTCTCGCAAATGTCATCAACGGGCAAATTGATGGGGCAAGACTTGAACCAAATGATAAATGCCGGTTTTAATCCCCTACAGGCAATTGCTGATAAAACAGGAGAGTCCATATCCTTATTGAAGGAAAATATGTCCAAGGGGGCTATTTCCACAAGTATGGTACAGCAGGCGTTCATAGACGCAACATCGGCTGGAGGTAAGTTCTACAACATGTCCATGAACGCGTCGGAGACAATAAATGGGCAACTGTCCATGCTTTCTGATGCTGTGGATTCTGCTTTCAACAAGATTGGCAAACAATCGGAGGGGGCTATCATGGGTAGCATAAAACTTGCCACAACGCTCGTGGAGAATTATGAAACTATAGGAAAGGTAGTAACAGGACTTGCAGCCATATATGGAACGTACAAGGCGGCAGTGATGGCGACGATTGTAATTGAGCAGGTGAGAAACAAGACCCTTCTCGCCAATATAAAAGCAACAAAGGCTTATGCGGCAGCACAAGCAGCCCTTAATAGCGTCATGAGGGCAAATCCCTACGCTCTTGTGGCTACAGCCATAATAGGCATAGGAACGGCCATGTGGAAGCTTACATCTTCAACATCGGCTGCGGAAGCCGGGGCAAGGCGGCACAAAGAGGCATTGGACAGGCTGAATGAGTCGTTGGATGAAAGACGGGCACGTGCTGAGAGCCTCATACGAGCCATACAAGACGAAGCTGAAACCGACTTGGCCAAGGTCCAGGCATACCAAGCCCTCCAAGATGCTTTCCCGAACATAGTGAAAGGCTACACGATGGAGCAGATAGCAGTAATGGGAACGACAGAGGCATACAAGAAACTTAACGAGGAGCGAGACAAAGGTTATCGGGATGGACTCATAAGGCAAAAGAACGAATCGGCAGAGAGAATGAAAAGATTGAGGGAAAGCATTGACTTCGCATCCCAAAACCCGCAAGCGTCAGGCTTGGCGAGCCTTGTCCTTATCAGGCAGCTCAAGACCGAGAGAGCTAAATACGACAAAACCCAAGAAGAATTGGACAAATACGATAGAGCCAGGTTGAAAGCAAAAGAAGATGCCGAATCCAAGCCTAAGGAGACATACAGGGAAGCTTACAAAAAAGCAGAATCCGAATGGAAGGCAAAAAAGAAAGCGGTGGAAGACGCAAAGGGCAAAAACAAGGAAGATTACCTCAAAGCCGTCAAAGAAGCCGAGGCGGCAGAAGAGGCTTTTAAAAACCTAGGAGGTAAAACGGGGAAGGCTATAGAAAAGGACAAAAAAGAGCATGAAGAGTATCTGAAAGGGATTGGGAAGCTGACGCTGGAAAGAAAAAGGGCAGCGCAGGACATGGAGCACCAAGTCGCAGAGGCGACCATAAAGGCAAAAGAAGAAGGATACTACAAGACCATGGCATTAATGTCATTGGAGCACAAGAAGGAAATGGAGACTATAAACAGGCAGAAGGAAGACTATCTGCAGAAGAAGAAGGATGCTGCACGGTTTGAAGCAGAAAGGAATCCTAACAGCAACGGCAAACCGTTCGACCCATCTACCGTCACTCTGTCAAAGGAAGAAATGGCTCAATTCGATGCACTCATCAAGGCGCAAGAAGAATCGTATGCAAGGAACGTGAAAGAGTTTAACGAAAAGAGAAAAGAGGATGAGCGAAAGACCATACAGGCTTTTTTGAAGGATTACGGCAGTTACGAGGAGAAGCGCATAGCTCTGGTTCAAGAGGCTGAGGATAAAATAAGCGCAATAAACAAAAACAAGGATATCACTGATATCGACAGGGAATATCAAATAAAATTCGTGAAATCAGGATTGAAGGAAGCTCTTGACGGACTGGATTTCGATGAACTAAAGAAGAACATAAACTGGGAATACATCTTCGGGGATTTGGGAAATACCGCACCGGAGGCGTTAAGGGCGGCCAAGGAGCAACTGCAAATGTTCATCGACACATCCAAAGATTTGTCACCTGACCAAATAAAAACCGTGGCGGACGCCATAATGAAGCTGCAAGATTCCATGGACTTGTCAAAGCCAATAGAATCTATGAGAACCGCAAGGATTGAGTACGCAAGGGCAAGGAAAGAGTTCGATAAATACAAAAAAACCTATGACGAGGCGAAGGGGAAAAACGACACAAAAGGGATGGAGTCCTCGTCCGGTGGCATGATTAAATCGGCTCAAAAGATGACAGAGGCTGGCAACAAGCAAAAGAAGTCATTCAACAAGCTCATGGAGACCGTGGAAGACTACTCCAAGGCGTTGAAGGAAGCAGGGGACATCATAGGAGGAGTGTCGGGAGAGATGCTCGGATTGGCTGGTAATGCCGTGTTGGCCGGCGTGTCAATGGCAAGGGGTGTTGACATGTTCAAAACATCTCTAAGCAACATGGAGAAGTCAGTTGCTGTCCTTGCCATAATAGAAGCGGCCTTGAAGGCAGTGCAACTCATCACAACGATGTTCGGAGGTTCTGCAGACACGACGCTGACGGATTATGTCAATACTCTTGACAATTACATAAAACTGCTTGATGGTAGTATTAGCGACTTGAACAGTTCCATGCGAGATGCCAAGAACTCCATGAGGGAGACGATATCATACTACGAGCAATTGGTCAAGCTGGAGAAGGAATCGGCTACTGCAATCAAATCGCAAAGCCAAACATGGCTCAACAGCGGTGCGGCAAAAGGCTTGTTGGGGATAGGCTCTTCCGCATCGGAAGGAGTTAAGATACGCAAAAAGATGAAGGATGATTTAAATTCCGGAAATGCGGAAGTGAGGAAGTTCTATCAGGAAGGATACGATTCGCTAAGGGATTATTACAATAAGGCAACTGGGGTGGTCGCTAAGAGCATCGAAGACTTCGGACGCATGGACTTCATTTGGAAGCTGTCTGATGAAGACCTTGTGAGATTGTCAGAAGACACAAAAGCTCTTTCGCTGCTGGGTGATACTCTCGGAGAGGCAATAAGGAGCTATGCTGACAAGATACAAGCCGTAAAGGATGACGAGCTTGGTCTTGGAGAAGCGTTGCTGTCGGTATCATGGGATGATTTTTATGAAGATTTTGTCTCAATGATAAGCGACATGGACAAGCAAGGCGAGGATTTGGCAAAAAACTTCACCAAGTATGTTCGTGACGCATTGATAAAAGACAACATCGCAACTGAATATAAGAAGCAGCTTCAGGACTTGTACAAAAAGGCGGCCGATTTCGCCAAGAAAGGAGTATTGGAAGAAAACATAGACAAGTTGCGAAGGGAATATGAAGAATACGCATCATCCGCTCGTAACGAGGTAGAGGCGATAAACAAAGTGACCGGATATGATGAGGCGTACAAACAAACAGCTACGGGAGGAGGGTTTGAAACCATGTCGCAAGAAAGCGCAGGAAGGCTTGATGGGAGATTCACGGCATTGCAAATGTCGGGAGAGGAAATAAAGACCTTGAACTCATCACAGGCAGAGACGCTCGACATACTAAGCCTGAAAGCCGACACTCTCATTTCATCCAATATTGAGATAAGGGGTATAGCGGACGAATCAAGGACGCTTATTGCAAATTCATACCTTGAACTCGTGCAAATAACGGAGAATACGGGTGCAATTGTGAAACCGATACAGCAGATGCAAAAAGATATTGCAGAAGTAAAAAAGAACACATCTAATTTATGATATTATGGCTGATTTACTAATAAACGGGAAGGATGCGTTATCCGAGTGGGGAGTGAGAATGGGAGCAGGTTTCTTGGACGCACTGGGATGCCCTGTTCCTACAAAGCCATTGATAGAAAACAAATCAAGGCTGGAGCATGGGAAGCGGGTAATAATAGATGAGGTAAAAGTAGATGAAAGGGACTTGACATTACCTTTCACGATACAAGGACGCTCCAAGGCCGACTATCAATCCAAGAAAAAAGCTTTCCTGTCAGAGCTTTACAAAGGGGCTGTCTCCATTAGCGTCCCCGATAATAGCAGCGACGTGTACAAATTGACATATACTGGGAAGAATGTCACATACGGGCAATGCAAGAATAGGATGTTCGGGAAAATGTCAGCCAAATTCAATGAACCCGACCCGACGGACAGAGGGTAACATATAATTGACCATAGTTATGATAGATATAAAAGACATATCCGGAAAGACGCTATTAAGCGTCCCTATTACGCAAGAGTGCAGAATGTATTCAGAGCTCATGTCCAAGAGTTATATACAGTTGTCATGGAACAGCAACAAGCACGATGAGTTGGAGGCAGGGGCTTTCATAACGGTCGGGGGAAAGAAATTCAAGTTGCTCGAACCTTATCAACCCGATATGTCGGATGAAGTTGAATGCAAGTACTCTCCTCTGTTCTATGATGAAGTTGCGGAGTGGTCAAAAAAGCCGTTCTTCTTCGTCTCTGATAATACGGAAGAGACCGACTGGGGACTTACTGCTTACCCCGGACAGTTTATGGAAAGGGTGATTGCGGCATTGAAGAAATACACCGGTTCATCCTATACTTTCTCTGTTGACTCTTCTATCGCTGATGAAAAAATGGAATATCTGTCGTTCCAAAACGTATCCATATTCGATGCTCTGGGAATGATAGCGGACGCATTTGACACGGAATGGTGGGTGGATGGGACGACCATACACCTATCCAAATGCCAATATGGAAGTGAAATAACATTAGAAGTGGGCAGAAACATAGGCTCGCCTTTCATCACGAAGAACAAATCAGGATATTACACGAGGTTCTATGCGTTCGGGTCAACACGTAACATCACTCAAGACTACAACGACAGTGGTTTCACAAACGGGCTCGTCAACAAGAGGCTTACACTCAATCCGGATGTATACCCGGGGGGATATATAGATATACGTGACAACTTGAATAAGGAAGAGGTATTTGTCAAAACTTTGATCTTCGATGACATATATCCATCTTCCAAGCTTGCGATATCAAGCGTAAGCGCACAGTTGAATGACTTAAGGGATTCTGAAGGAGATAAAATTCAGGTCGGTGTTGATAGCGGAGGCAACCCGATATATAAGCAATATGCTATTTGGAAATTCAAGATACCCGGCTTTACTTTAAACAATACCACTTACGACAAGGTTGACAACCCGGATGGAATGCTTCTTCCCGGACTCGAATTGTCTGCATCCTTTGAATCGGGGCAGCTCAATGGGCGTGACTTCAAGCTGACGTATCATGAAGATACGCAAGAATATGAGATTAACTTTGTAGAGGAGAACGGCATAATTGTACCGGGAACAACATCCATCATTCCATCGGACGGAGACATGGTGGTGCTGTATAATATAAAAATGCCACATGAATATGTATCCTCGGCACAAGCCGAACTCGCTCAAGAACTATTGAAAGAGATTGGAAAACGGCAGCAGGACAGGGATTCTTACACGTTCCAATCTAATCCTGTGGCTTTCAAGTCCGGCAACATCGACATAGAAGTTGGGAGGTCTGTATTGTACAAATGCGGGAGTAAAACGCTTTCCACACGTGTGCTCAAAGTAGAAAAACAACTCGACTATCCTACCGAACAAACGATAACAATAGGCGAGGAGAAAATAAAGGGGAACACGACAGAAATAAAGGAGGAGGTCATCAATGCAAACCAAAGCATAGACGAGGTGAAGGCATTGGCAGACCTTAACAAGTCCATACAGGATGGATATGGGCGTGTACAGAGGTTGATTATGGAGTCGCTGTCAAAATACAAAGGTTTGTTTACATTGAACAAACATGGCTACCCGGATGATCCTGACAGATGGACGGTTGACACCGATTATACATTATTTGCAAAACGGGATGTTATCGCCAATTCCACCGGGGACGTGCCGGAGGAGAGCTTGCCTGTCGCAGCAGACTACACGACTACAGGGTTGTTCCGGGCTAAGCAGGGCGGCGGATTGCTTTATGATACAAACACTAAAGGGTGGTACGTCAACCCCGATTTTGCTGGGGGTGGAGTCAACTTTACGGTTGGCGAAGGACTGCAAATGTCTGCCAGCAATGAGCTTAGCGTCAAGTACGGCACGATAGCCGGCACGGCTTGCCAAGGCAACGATTACCGTTTGTCTAATGACCGCAAAAACCCCTATAAATTGTCGTGGAGCGGCGGTGAATATGATGGCAGTACGGAAAAGACGCTTCCAAATTTTGCAACAGTTGCTGCTTTAAGCAATTATGTCAAAAAGACAGGAGATGATATGAGCGGTCCCCTGTTGATGACCCTGAAAAGACCTTTTAGCACTGATACTTATAAAATCAATATCGGGGCTAATATCAACGGGGAAATGAACCCTTATATCAGCATCTTTGGCAATACGTATGCTAAACTACATGTAAACCAAGGGAACAGTAATACATCGAAATGGACTGATTACGGCTCTACTACTATTATTTGCAGTGATGATTATCTAATCCGCACGAGCAACACAGCATCGAACGATTTTAAGTTTGCAGGCAAAAACTTTACAGCCCCGGGCGATGTCGTGGCGAATAGTACTACGACAGCATTTACAGGTGTCGTGCCCGTTGCGGACAATACGACTTACGGTCTTGTCAAGTACGACAACTCGACAATCAAAAAAAACAGCAGCGGGCAGCTCTATTGCACCGTGCAAGGGGGCGGAAGCAGCGGAGTCGTCAAGTATTGGAGACCGTCCGTCAATACAAGCGGTGTGCTGTCATGGACGCTCAGCGAGAGCGAATCAACCCCTGCGTCCGTCAATATCAAAGGACCTAAAGGCGACCCGGGGGCGACCGGGGCAACTGGACCACGAGGGTTGCAAGGGCCACAAGGACCCAAAGGAGATACCGGGCCTCAAGGACCTCAAGGACCCAAAGGCGACCAAGGACCAGCAGGTAGCGGCTCGGTAACGAGCGTGGACGGATTAACGGGAGGAACTATCAAAAGCTGGGTAACAGTAAAAGGACCCATCAGCGTAAACGGTGCTGGATATAATGGATTTAGAATAAAGAACGGACAACCATCTCAATGGTATATTAACCCATTCCCTGGCGACGTATTACAATTTGGTACTTCCGAGAGTGGGAAACAGATGGTATTATCAAACACTGGAGCATTAACAATAAAAGGCAGTCTCTCCCAAAATTCGGACATAAGGATTAAAACGCTAACTAATACAATTGAGAATGTCTTAGAGGGGATGCAAAATGTAAGAGTGGTTGAGTTTTACATGAACGAAGACCCTGAACAATCGCATCAAATCGGATATATAGCACAAGAGGTATTGCCTTATTGGGCTGCAAACGTAGGGATGATGGGTGATTATTACACGATGAACTACGGTGGCATGGGTGCAATCGCCTTCCAGGGCTGCAAGGAGTTATATATGTTGATTAAAGAGCAACAACAAACTATTGACGATTTGCAATCAAAACTCGCCTTGCTGATGCAGGAGGTAGAGAGGCTGAAAGGAGGTGCGGTATGAACATACCTAAGACGAATATACGACAATTATATCATGTGGCTTGCACAATCGGGGAAGTGGTCAACGGCAAGCTGGAGACACGGTTGTCCAAGCTGTGCACCTCCGACAGGATAAACATTTGGAGCAAATACAAGCCCGTCATCCATCATTTTACAGACCGACCTACCGACTGGTGGAAGGGGAGCAACTTGGACTGCGGCATCGAAATCAAGCAGCATGCGACGGCGGAGGCGTTGATTGAGTCGATTGCCAACGGGGAGCGGCAATACTCGCACAATAAGCCGGAGAACAATTACAGGCTTGGCGACTTCGCAGGGTACAACCCGACCGTCATGCCAGTGCTGCGTGACGTGCCCATGGCGGGGATATTGTACCAGTCCGCCACGAGCCTGTCAGTGACGGCAATGTACAAAAACGGCAATTACACGGACTACGAGATACCCCCGGAGGACATCTATAACCAGCTCGATACTAAATGGTATTTCGGCTTGGCAATCAAAAGGGGCACAAAGGTCTATTGGATGACCAACAGCGAGCCCGGAAGCATGAGCGTGACCGTGCCCGTCAATGCCAACAGCGACACGATATTTACAACGGGTACGGCTCAGATGGTGGCGTTTATATCGCAATGCAAAAGACCCGGATTTTACGTATCATCCGAGGGACCGTCCAAGTTTTGTGCGATACCGATGGCGACGGTGCACGAGGTGACCATCAAGGCATCCACCATCGAGGCGTCCATCCGTGGCGTGTACGCAAACGGCGTGCTGACCTACACGGTCATCATAAAAAACACGACCGGGAGCAGCGAAATTATAAACCAGTGCGTCGCCCACGTGACGGACACGCAGGGCGAAAGGGTCTATTATATCGACAGGTTCGACACGCCCGGCTCAATCGGGGGCTACCAGCAGTGGACATTTGACAAGGAGCACGCAAACGAAAACCTGCCGGCAAACGGCAAGTTGGAACTGTATATCAACAATGCGCTCAAGGCGGAATCGCATTACCTTGTGATGTATGAGTGAAATGACTAATTTTATAACGTAAAAAAGGGAGGAGAAAACTATGAGGGAAATCAAATTCAGCCTGTCGGAAGGCAGGTACGTTTCGGACACTTTTGCGGCAACTGGGACGAGCATGGCGGTAAGGGTGGAGTTTGAAAAGGCGGGCAGCTGCACGCTCATGAAGTCAATCGACACGGGGAAATTCGTGCCGTCCGCAGCGTTGCTGGGCTATGCGGACGATGTGAAGGTGGTGGAGAAGACCATCTTGGGGGTCGTCCCCGCCCAGAACTTTTACATTGACTTCAACACCAAAGCCGTGCCGGCAAAAATATATGTGCTTGACGGTCCTTCCGGAGGCGGCGGAGGGGAGGACATGGAAGCCCTGAAAGCGTTAATCACGCAGCAGGGGGAAAAGATTGACGGCATCTCAAGCGCAATCGGGCGGCAGGACACCGTGCTGGCATCGCACACCGGGAAGCTCGACAGCAACGGGCAAAAGGCGGACGAGATAGCCGGGAAGGTGGAGGACGTGAAGGGGGGCATGGACGCGCAAGCCGTGACGCTCGGGGAGGTCAAGTCCGCCCTTGCGTCATTGGAGGGCAAAATCCAAGAGAACGACTTGGAGTCCGCATCGCTGTTTTTGGAGGTGCAGACCACCACCGTGACCAACCAGGACGGCTCTACCGACGCAGTGCCGTCCAACCGCCACATACGCATCGTGGACGATGCCCTGAAGTGCTACACGATAGCGGAGTGGAATGCCATGGCCGTTGCGGCACAATTCGACAAGGCAAAGATGCCGAAGCCTGTCGGGTTCAGCATCGAGTGCAACGGGCAAAAGGCGGTGCTCTACTGGCCTTACACCGGACAGACATACGATGTGACGGGCACGGTCGCAGGACCGTCCGAACAAATGCGGCACTCCATCTATGAGTACGACCAAGTCACCGCAGCCGCAAGCGGCAACGACACGGGCGAAGCCGCAAATGACGGGTCTATCGGCTCTTACCACAGCCGGGCATGGAGCGTGGAGGATAATGGTGAGAACCTTATACTCAAATGCGGCAACACCGGGCAGCAGTGGACGATGGCGAAAGGATGCGGCAATACCAATGCGATGGTTGCTGACAACAGCAAGGAGAGGACACATGCCCTGTACGTGCAAAACGAGTGGATGCGGCACAGGTTTGCAGTATGCTCGGGCATAGCGACAGATTCGGCAGACGGCACGTACGCACCCGTGACCATCCTCAATGCGGCAGGAAGCCAAGCCGCTGCCGGGGAGGACATGTATTTTTACGTAGGAGGCTCAAAGACAGGGCTGCTGGCTAAGTACAATATCAACAACAAACACAAAGGCACTACCGCATACCTTACGGAGGCTATCCGTGATTGGATATACGAGGAGCAGAAGAAGAACGGGGTGGACATGAACGGCACGGGTGTCAATTCGGGAAGCAAGCCCTTGCTCGTGCCAGGGGCGAAAGGTGCGGAAGCCGTTGCCGTAGGCGGATTTTGGTATATCATCACCCCTTACATAAGCAATCCGGGGAAGAACACGCAAGAAAAAAACATTATCGACTCCCCTATCGCCTATTATGCCAACGGGGAGGACGGGAAAAGGAACAATGCCGTTGTTTTTATACCGAACGAGAAGATTTTATATCCATATTGGACGAACAGGAGCATAATATCCGGATTAATTTCGTACCTTCGCAGTAAAGAGGGAAGGAGTGACATACCGACAATACGAACCAGTTGGATTTGGTCGGTTGTGCGTGCTGTCTCGTTGAATGCGTGGAACGTGAAGGTGGTCAGTGGTAGCGTGGGCACGGGCAGCACGTGGAGCAGGAGTTACGTTGCGCTCGCCTCCGCTTTATGACGGCAAAGCCGTCCTCCGTCCGTGCGGATGCACGGGCAGGAAACCAAAACAAAAAAAGAGAGAATTAATTGATTGACAAACATAATACAGGGAGGCAAGAAGGTGAACAGAACCCATCGCAGCAGGCTGAACGCACCCATCATCAACAAGGTTGTCGAACTGAACAAGTATTTGTTGCTTATCCGTTCAAAAGCCTACCGTGCGATATCCTACAACTACATAGACGATGAGTTGAAGAGAGGGAACACGCTCTTTTACTACGCCCTCCGGCAACTGAGGGGGCTTGACTACAAGAAGCGTGCAACGGAGTTGGCGATGGAGATACAAAGCGGCATTTATCTAATCACGGCATTGGGCGGCTGCTTGGAGCGGCAGGCGGCCGTCATAGACGTGATTTGCGACGACATAATAAGCCAATTGTCCAAGATGGACGCTGCCGGAACTGTAAAATCTTGAATTATGACAGGAGAGCAGTCTTTGATTAAAGGTCTCCCTACTTGCGTGGACCCGCAAGTTACATCTACAAGCGGAGAAGAGGGGTCGGTTGTGCGTAATAACTCGTTGAATGCGTGGAACGTGAACATGGACAATGGTAACGTGAACACGAACAACACGTGGAACAGGAATTACGTTGCGCTCGCCTCCGAATTAGCCGAAGACATTGATGGGTGGTTCGGTGCAGAGCGGAACTGCTGGCGGAACAAGAAGCAGAAGGCAGAACCCAACCGCATCCATTACCACCTTGCCGAGCTGTATTATTTTGTCAACAATGTGATTGCCAATGAATACTACCCCGGGGCAAGCTACTGCTTCGTCCTGTCCTACCCCGTGTTCCGTGAGGTGTTTGCAGCCAACTACCTTGACCGTATCGTGCACCACTATGTCGCACCGATGCTGATAGAGGTTGCGGAGAAAGTGCACAAAGCAAACGGCAACGTCAGCCACGGAAACCGTGAAGGGCATTCGGCGGAGACGGCATGCCTGCAGATACAAGACAATATCAGGCGCATATCCGGAGGAGGCAGAAGACCATGCTATGTCGCAAGCATGGATGTCAAAGGGTTCTTCATGTCGATAGACAGGCGCAAGGCGTTCAGCGTGTTCTCCATGTATGCCGACATCCATTATACGGGCATACACAAGCGTCAAAAGATGGCGTTGCTTTACATATTGCTAAGCTACGACCCCACCGACAACTGCATAAGGACTTGCGACATAAGGCTCTGGGAGCACGTTGCATCCAACAAGAGCATGTTTAACAACCCTCCTTGGATTGGGATGCCAATCGGAAATTTTTACTCGCAATTGATAGCCAACCTCCTGCTCGCCATACTCGACCACGTTATAACCACCATGTGCGCAAGGATAGGCTACACGAGGTTTGTGGACGACATGGGGTTTGTGGCCGGCAGCGTGGAGGAAATCAGAAGGGCAAGGGTGCTTGTATGCAAAACCCTTGGAACGCTGGGATTGCCCCTCCACCCAAACAAGTACTATATCCAACCATCACGGCACGGCTTGAAATTTTGCGGGAAAGTAATACACGAGGACAGGATGTATATCACCAACCGGGTGGCGGGTGCGCTTTACCGCAAAGTGCTAACCGAATCGGAATCGCCCTCGCTGGAGTCCGCAAAAAGGTTGATGGCGAGCGTCAACAGCTATTTCGGCATGATGCGCAAATGTGCCGCTTACAACATCATGATGCGCATATCGGGCATGGTTTTGGACAAATTCGGCACATGGTTGTTCTTTGTGGGTAAAAACGGCAAATTAACATGCAGGTTGAAGCGCAAATATAAGGAAGATTACGTATCTTTATACTCGATAAACACATTTGTTAAACCATTTAAACATTTGAGCTATGAAGTTAGGGAAAAGAAGAGAGGACGGGGAGCTGGAAATAACGGAAGTGGAGAAAGGAAGGGAAGTGTACGGGCAACGCTCGGAACGTGAACTGCTTGCCGCCGGGTACAAGCCCGTCTGCGAAATCGAAGCGCCGGAGGGTGCGTCCACGTTTCATTACAACGACCTGCCCAACTGCCATATCCAGGAGTGGGACACGCCTGTTGACGATGCGGACGGAGGACGGGAAATTGGTGTTTGAGTTCAAGGAGATTAAATAAAAAAGGAGGGCGGAGATGGAAGACATACAATTCACGGGAAAGTTTTTCGTGGTGACATCCATACTGTTTTTTATCCTGATAACCCCCCTGTTTTTCATCGCTTTCGACTTTTGGGCGGGGACGAGGAAAGCCAAGCAGAGGGGCGAGCGGATAGTGTCGGACGGTTGGCAAAGGACCGTCCGGAAGATAGCCCGCTACTACAATGCGCTGCTGGCGTTGGTGGTGGTGGACGCAATGCAGATGGCGAGCATCTGGTATTTGCAGGAGTTCTACGGCTGGGGCATACCGGTTTTCCCTGTCGTCACCCTGTTGGGGGCGATGGGCGTGGCTGCTATAGAGGTCAAAAGTATCTACGAGAAGGCGGAGGACAAGGAGAAGCGGGAGTTGCGGCAGGTCACCATGCTTGCGGCCGAGATAGCCAAGCACCGGACGAACCCGGACGAGATAGTGGAGAAATTGGCGGACTTTTTAAATAAAAACAACAATGAGACCAAATAAGAAATTACCAAGGGGGCTGCGGTTGTGCAACCCCTGCAACATCCGTATCAGCACGGACAAGTTCCTCGGGGAGGTGCAACCCTCCTCGGACAAGGCTTTCAAGGAGTTTGAACGCAACGCATACGGCTACCGTGCCGCATTCCGTGTGCTGCTGACCTATATCACACGCTACCACGTCAACACCGTGAGGGGCATGATCGCCAGATTCGCCCCCGCCACGGAAAACCATACGGAGGCATACGTCAACACGGTCGCACAGCGTGCTGCCATCGACCCGGACAAGGAGCTGAGGACGGTGGACAAGGAGGACTTGATAAGGATGGTGGCGGCCATGTCTTACGTGGAAAACGGTGTCGAGGCGGACATGCACGAGGTGGTTGACGGTTGGATCCTGGTAAACGAGTGCCCGTCATGACAAGGTTATGCTTTTTTTTATCCATGTTGCCGCTGCTGGTAGGATGTTCGAGGGTGCAATACGTGCCCGTGGAGAGCAGACGCGATTCAGTCTACATAGACCGTCTTGTTCCATATCCTGTACCTGCCGACAGTGCGACAATAAGGGCGTTGGTGGAATGCGATGAGAGGGGCAAAGTCGTATTGCGGTGGCTTGACATGGCGAACAGCCGGAATGTGGATTTGCAATTTAAACTCGACAGCTTGGGGCATGTGATTGCTGACATGAGGATAAAGAAAGACACCTTATATCTCCCGTCAAGGGAAATATATGTCGATAGAGATGTTGAAGTCCCTGTCCCGGTAGAAAAACAGCTTACCAAATGGCAGCAGGTTAAAATAAACTACGGGGGCAAGGCTATCGGGCTGCTTGCCGTGGCCGTGTCCGTTGCCATCTATTACGGGTTAAGGAGATACAAAATCATGAAATAACAGGAGGGAAATATATGGAGAGGGGCGACAAAAAGATGCCCCGTCCGCAAATCCACAAGGCGACATTCTTTTGCGAGGATATGGGCTGCGCAATCTGTTTCAGGGGCTTTTACCTTAAAAACAGGGGCGCAGCCCTTTTTGTTCACAAGAGAGTGTTAAAAAAATGAAGGAAGTGCGAAGATTTTACAAAGAAGTGGTTGAAGCCGTGTGGCTGACATGCCATTTCTGACGACACAAATATAACAACATATATTATACATTGTACTTGTTTACCATAATATTTAATACTATTTCAGCATTTGCCCCGAATAATTTAATAAAACTTAAAAGCATGAATTTATTTGATTATTGCTATACGTATATCAAATATTAATATTATATTTGCAGTGTAATAATAAAAAACAAATACAATC